GCTGAGCTGCCAGCACTCATAGACTTCTTAACGAAGTTACCGATAGAACCAAAGACAGATATACCCATATATAGCACCTCCTGTGTTGTATACCTGATAATACGTAGTAATAATTAATAGGGGGGGGGGATACTTGTGGCGTGTGTGTGCCACGCCCCCCTATTACTACATCAGAATGTCACTATTAAAAATTTCAAAATCCCGCGGAATAAATTTTTTGGTAAGCTCGGTGATATTTATATCTTTGGTTCCATGTGTTATAACACACCTAAATTACACCTTAAACGGAGGAACTATGTTAATTGAAAATGAAATTACTATGGATGAGTTATTAGCAGTAACTCCTAAAAAGAGTAAAGCTTTAATTACTCAGGAATTTATAGATAATCTAAATGGATTATCTGACCCAGAAACAGCTCCTATGATTAGAAGTAAATTTATGGACTGTACTTCTGTATTAGAAGAAGGAAAGTATAAATTAGAAGATTATAGGAAAGCTGTAGAATATGCAGTATTTAAGAGTATGGGTATGAGTAATTATGATGCTTATTGTCATGCTTTTCCTGATAGAGTAGCTAGATTACAGGCAGCAGGTAAAACTCATAAGGATATTAGTAGTTATGTATTTGCTTATAACTCAGGAGCATTGGTACAGGCTGTATTAGAGAGAAATAAGCTATCTGATTATATTAAGTGGGGTGATGCTAGAGATATAGCTATGAGAAAATTATTAGATATAGCTATGTATGGTAAGTCAGAGAAGAACCAGAGAGATGCATGTGACTCTATTCTGAAGTACACTCAGCCACCAGAGGATAATAAGAATAGCTTACAGATTAATATTCAGAAGAATACATTTGTTAATGATATTGAAGCTAGTCTTAATGCTTTTGCTAAAGCTCAGAAAGAAGCAGTAGATTCAGGTAAAGTTTCTTTATCAGATTGCATAGAGGCTAAGATAGTAAATGAGTGATAAGTTTGAATTAGATGACTATTTAAATCGTGTAGATTATGTAGCTATGCAGAATAGTAAGCATACAGAGTTTGCTTATAAGTTTATGACGTTTATTAAGTTATGTAATTATCCAGATGGTGAGAGTAATAAGACACCACCAGTACATCTTACTATGCTTGATAAGTTAGTTAATAAGACTAAGTATGTATGTAATCTATGTTTCCGTGGTCTAGGTAAAACATCTGTGTTTGCTGAGTATTTATTCTTATATATTGCTTGCTTTGGTGAATTAGAAACATTAGGGGATTTAGAAGGTGCTATGTATGTTTCTGATAGTATGGAAAATGGTGTTAAAAGTTTAAGAAAGAATATTGAAAGTAGATATTGGAAGAGTGAATATCTACAAAAAATGTTACCACCAAAAGACCAGAAATTTACTGATACTCAGATAGAGTTTAAGAATGCTGAAGGTCATGAATTTATGGTTAAAATGTATGGTGCTACTACAGGTATTCGTGGTGTAAAGATGAAAGGTAAACGTCCTGTATTATGTATCATTGATGATGTTATGTCAGATGAAGCATCTAAAAGTCCTACCGTTCTTAAAAGTATTAAAGATACCATCTACTCAGGTATTCTCCCTGCTCTAGACCCAAACAGACAAAAGGTTATTTTTAATGGTACACCTTTTAATAAGAATGATGTAATTGTAGAAGCAGTTGAATCAGGTGAATGGGATGTTAATGCTTACCCTGTATGCGAAAAGTTCCCTTGTACTAAGGAAGAGTTTCATGGTGCATGGCCTGATAGATTTACTTATGAGTCAGTAATGGAGCGTTATAAGCTTATGAAGGGTGCTGGACATGAAGACTCATTTTATCAGGAGTTAATGTTACGTATTAACAGTGGGGATAACCGTTTAGTACAAGATAATGATATTATGTGGTACGAAAGACCACGAGTAATTAAGCATTTAAGTAATTTTAATGTTTATATTACTACGGACTTTGCAACAAGTTCTAAAACTTCAGCAGACTTTAGTGTTATATCAGTGTGGGGCTATAACAATAATGGAGATTGGTATTGGTTAGATGGTGTTGTTAGAAAACAACAGATGAATGACAATATCAATGATTTATTTAGACTTGTTTCTAGGTATAAACCTATCAGTGTTGGTATAGAAGTTACTGGTCAACAGGGAGCTTTTCTTCAATGGATACATAATGAGATGATTGACCGAAATCAATTCTTTACTTTAGCTGGAGATAGGCAGAATAGTGGTACAGGTAAAGAAGGAATTAGACCTACTATGGATAAATTAAGTAGATTTAATCTAGTTGTACCATTATTTAAGCAAGGAAAGATATATTTCCCTACTGAAGCTAAAGATACACCTCAATTAAAAGAGTTTATGTCAGAATTGAAGTTAGCTACCAGAACAGGCTTTAAGGGTCATGATGATTGTTTGGATACTATTAGTATGTTGGCTTATATGAACCCTTATAAACCTTCATTTGGGGAAAACTTAGAACGAAAAGAACAAGCTGTAGATAATTCAGTATTCAACCAGGCTAATGCTTGGATGCATGAAGATGATGAATCTAGCTTAAATTCATATATTGTATAGGAGGAACCATGACTTTAGGAGAGTTTCTAGAGGATTTAGCTGAAGGTTCCTGTGCAAATCTAATATCTGTTTTTGAAAAGGGAAAAGTTAAGGATTCCAAGAGAAAAAAGGTAATTAGAACAGTCAATACAGCACTTGATAAGCTATATAAAGATTTCTATTTAGAAGAGGATTCTGTATATATTGCATTACAGGAAAGTCAGACTAGATATGAGATTAGTAAAGAGCATGTAATGACTGAAGAAGAGTGTCAGGCACAGGGAAACTACAATAAATACTTATATGTTGGTGATGATTTTAGAGATGTAATGTCTATCAGAAGAGTTTCTACTGATGATGGTCAGACATTACCTTTAAATCATATTGATAATCCTTTAAGTATTATGACACCAAGATTTGATACTATATTTGTGCCTTTAGATTTAGATTGTAAGGCACTTTTAGTTACTTATAGATGTTTTCCAAAGCATCTTGAAAATGATGAGGATGAGATTACAATTCCTCGTACACTATATGATTGTTTAGATGCATATGTTACTTATTTATTGCATAAACAGTTAAACACTAAAGATAGTGAGAATGTGGGGCAGACCTATCTTCAGATTTACAATGATGCAGTTCAAGCAATATTAACTGATGGCACTATTAGAGATGATTATGTAGATGATTGCGTTAAATTTACTGAAAGGGGGTTTAGATAATGTTTACTAATCCAATTGATATGACTGCAAGAAGAAAGACAGATGAACTTTTAGGTGAATCCTATAAAGTTGTAAAGGAAGTTAGAGATAATCTAGATACCATTAGAGCTGTCTATCTTGAGAAAGATAAAATTACTTCTTATGCAGAATCATTACAGATTATTGTACAGGCTTTAAAAGATGAAAGAGATGGATTATTCATTGGTCATGATATGGGAACTGTCGGAAAAGAAGATGTAGAAGTTACTTTTACTGGTGATAATCCTATTTCTGCAATTACTCGTAATTTAGAGGCCATTGAAAACATTAAAGATAGTATTGATGCTATTAATAGTATTAATAATCATTTAATAGATATTAAAGCTGTTGCTGCATGCTTAAATGACATCTTAGAGTGTACTGAAAATAAAAATGATGTAGCAGCTGTTGCTGCTGTATCTAATAGCATTAAGAAATTAGGAGAAGTATCTGATAATCTAGTCTCTTTAATTAGAAATATGGATGTTATTATCAATATTTCAAACAATGTAAATGATTTAAAGAGTATTTCAGAAGGTATTTATGCTATTAAACAGGTAAACGCTGCATTTACTATGCTTAGCAACCTGAATGATAGCTTAGCTACTATTAAGACTGTTTCTACTAAGACAGAATCAATTGATGCTTTAGCAGTTGTAGCAGATAAAATTAATATTATTAGTGAAGCTTTAACTGATATTCAGACTGTAGCTCAGATGAAAGATACTCTAACTAAAGTTAGCCATATTGAGGGATTTGATAGTATCCAGGATATTTCAGAATTATCATCTAGGATTACTAAGAATTCTAATGATATTGAAACTCTTACAACTACTACTATTCCTGAGTTGAGAAAGCAGATTAATCCTGGTTCAAGTGTTGATTTAACTGAGTTAACCACTACAGTTAATGGACATACAACTAAGATTTCTGAGTTAGAAGCTGATGTTGAAGCATTAAAGGCTGGTTCTGGTTCAAATCCAGATTCAGGTCCAAGTACAGAAGTAGATTTATCTGAGTATGTAACTAAAACTTCTTTTGATACTTTAAAGGAATCTGTTACTAAGAATGCAACTGACCTTACTGACTTAACTACTAGAGTAGCTACTCTTGAGAATGATGAAGGTGATGATACACCAGCTATTGATTTATCAGAGTATGCAAAGAAGACTGATGTAAACACTTTAAAGGGTGATGTAACTATTGTAGCTGGTAAGAATGATTTAGCTGGATTAGATACTAGACTTAAAACTTTAGAGGATAATTCAGGTTCGGATACTGAACCAGATACTCCAGTTGCAAATGAAGGTGGTTGGTTCCCATTCCATGACCCAAGAGGATTTGGAAGATGCTCTGGTATACGTCATGAATACCATGAAGCTGAATCATTTGAGTGGGAAGCTCCAGCAGATTGTTGGGTTGTTATTGAAGGTAAAGGTGGTGGAACAGCTAATAAAGATTCTTCCATTTACGCTACTATTTCCTATGGTGTTGACCAGCATTTCTGTGGTAGTGGTACACAGAGTGGAGGAAATGTTTATGTCTATGGTTCCGCCTTTATGTGTAAAGGTTCTAGATTAAAGGTAAATATTTCTAACATGTCTTGGATTTACTTAGCCCATACCGCTGTTTACAAGGATGAAGGTACAAGACCAGAATCAGATACACCTGCAACAGCATAAAATAGGAGATAATAATGTCAAAAAAAGAAGATTTAGAAATTATTTTAAATAATCAGGAAATTGAACCAAATAATCCTTATGATATTTCTACGAGAAAGACACCTAATAGTGTGGTTCCTAGATTTAGAGGTTTAGCTGGTCAGATAACTGTAAATCCTGATGATTTATATAGACCTTATATTTGGTTAAATAAGGGTTTAGGTGAGCATTATGAAGCTGTACTCTCTGAGGACTTTAAAACTCCAAAGTATGAGTATAAAACTATTAATGTTTCACGTTCAGTGCATGAAGTTACTGTAGACCAGAATATTACAATTGATTCTTCTGTTGCTGGTGTATGGAAAGTTAAGTTTACTAGCAATGTTACATTAACTTTAAAACTTGATAAATTACCAAGTGAAGTAACTGTAATTCTTCAGTCAGCTAATCCATTTGCAAGAGTTACTTTTGCAGGAGAGGGTGGTATAAGTTGGATTGGTTCTGCTCCAAATATTAGAGGAGATTCTGGAACTCTATTTGCTTTCCATTTCTATAAGACAACTTTAGGTATTATAGGTGAGGAATCTAGGGATACTCCACATACAACCACCACTACAATTACCCCTGTGCTTCAGGCTTATACTTCTTTAGGTTATGGTTTACCAGCTGGAACTTCTACAGTAGGAGCTACTGGTCAGCAGTATGAGTTATTATCTGGACTTGCAGAATTTTCTGCAGATGACCTTTATAACATTGGTAAGGTAGCTTCAAGTATTAACCATGTGGAAAAGGTAGTTGGATTAGAACAGTATTTCCCTACTATTGTAGCTAATGCTACTTCAATTACTACTTTAGCTGCTGTAGCTAAGTTATTGGCAGATAATTTAGGAGTTTATAAAACAGTTTCTAATAATGTAGCTGGAATTCTTAATGTAAATACTAATCTTCCTACAATTACTTCAGTAAAGAACAAATTAACAGATATCTCTGCTGTTAATAATAAGCTATCAGATATTTCAGCAGTTAATGGTAAGTTATTAGACATTTCTACTGTTAAAGGAAAATTAGCTGAGATTACAGCAGTTAAGGGTAAATTAACTGAGATTGAAACTGTAAAGAATAATCTTGAAAGTATTAGTACTTTGGTTCCTTTAATTACAACTCTTCAGACTTTAGCAAATAATATTGAAAAGATTACTAAAGTCTATGATGAGATTATTGCTAAAGAAGAAGAGAATACTAAACCAAAAGGAGAATAAATAAATGAAGTATGTAATTGATAATTTAGACCCTTTAGTCTGTGACTGGTACTTTCTCCAGGCAGTAAAGAATCCAGATGGAAGTATTAAGAAGGATGCAGATGGAACTGTTCATATGGTTAATTGTGTTACTCGTTCCATTGATAATGCTAAAGTAGATAGGTTCTTAGCTTCCTATAATTCTGCATCTGAGATATTATTCCCTGAGATTGATGCTATTAAGCAGAAAATTAATCTTCTTGAAGATAAGATTGGTTCTACTTCAGGTGGAGGTGGTTCTGCCTCTACCTCAAGTCTTGTTATAAACAATGTTTCTGGTAAGTCAGATGTGACAATTACTCCTAGCAAATATAATGTTTATAACGTAGTACTTTCAGCAGATACCACTACCTTCATTATTAATAGTGCTGGATTAGCACCTACAAATTTGGCAGAAATTAGAATTTACTTAAAACAGGGTACAGGTGCAAATACTATTGCATGGCCTGAAAATGTTAAATGGTTAGATGGTATTAAACCTGTTACTTCTTTTACCAAGAATTCTATTGATGTTGTACAGCTTTCCTCTGTAGATGGAGGAACTACTTGGTTAGGTTCAATGGTTAACGCTTGGAGTTAGTTAATGTTTCTTAATAATTATTCGGCAGAGTCTAAGGCTCTGCCTATTACTGCAATGACAGAAGGGTTTGTAAAATTCTTAGATAACAATACAGGTGATGCTAAGGATAATAAAACAGACCATTATGTTCTTAATGAACGTGGAATATTTAATAATAATAGACATTATTCTTATGATTCTTTAATGCTTGGATGGCCTAATGGTAATGCTCCTACAGAAGCAACTATTATGGTTGTTTTAGGATTCTTACATCTTTACATTGGTTCCAACTATGAAAGAAAAGATTGGTTAGCAAGAGCAGAAAAGTATTGGGATGCTTACGTAGAAACTTTCTATGGTGGAGTTCCTATTCCTGATACTCCTACTTATTGGCCTGACCATTGGGTAGTTAATGGTAAAGCTCCTGTACTTGCCTGCTATCCTATTAATTGGTCTATTCCATATTCTAGTGGATGGTTAGATGCTGAAGTTAATTATAAGAATGGTATTGGTGTACTAGGTGATAAGTATAAAGGTAAATACTTAACCTATGCTTATATGGCTTATAAGGGTGCTCTTCAGTATGAATGTGTAAAAGCTGAAGTACAAAGAATCAAAGAAAATGGTGAAGTTGATTGGTCTGAAGTAGGCAATGGTGAAAAATACATGGTTGATTGGATTGTTAATGAAGACCATAAGAAACTTCAGTTCAATGGTAACTGGGGTGGTGTATCCGCAGATATTATTGATGAGAACCCACCAGAACCATGTGGAACCATTAAGTTAGTAGATACTTCAATTAATGGTGTCTATAAGACAACTTGTGCTTGTAGACCTCCTGTAGAAGAAGGTGGATACCTAATTAAGACTAATGAACAGTATATTACCTGGCCATTACAGGTTCCATGTAACTCAGGTAGTTTACAGCCAGCATCAGATGCTTCTGAGTGGTTCTTAGACGCTACAAGAATTCTTTATACCCTAACAAAGAAAGAAAAGTTTCTAAAAGCTTATAACTCTGAGTTGCTTACCTTAAGAGTAATGTGTGATGTTGATGGTGGTCAGAGATTCTTCCGTAAAGTTAAAGGTAACTATGGATATAAAACTGATGGCTTAGCTATTTCATACGCTTGGGGTGAGAATGGTGATGAAATTAATCCTACCTTCTCTAGAAGTGCTGGTGGATATATTTTAGGCTTTGGTCATGACCACGGTAAGATTTGGTTAGATAATAAAGGTACATTTGTTCAGTTATTAAAGACAGGTACTTTAGAATTAGATATTGGTGTTTCATCTACTCAGAATATGAGAATTAAATTAGCTCTTAAGTCATCTGAGCAATCACCAGTTAAGTACTCCCGTGAGATTAAAGGTGATATGCTTGGTTCCTTTGAGTTATCTCAAGCTGATAAAGTAGGTGATTCTAATGTTGTACATCTATCTTTACCTGTTAATACTTTTAAGGATATTCCTTTACACTGTTCTAAAAATGGTTTACCTGAAGTTATTTATGATACTAACGTTAACGATGATGCACCAGCTGGTGCATATACTAATTTCTCTACTTATTATCCTGAAGAGACTGAGAATAGGGCTAAGTATGGTAAAACTACTGTAAGTTATTCTGAAGAAGATAATATTAATTATGGTGCTTGGAAAGATAGAGGTGGTGTAACTACTTTTAACTTCCACGGAGACAATACAGGTACATCTGGATGTTTAATTGGTTTCTGGCATACATATGATAATGTTGATAAGTCAGGAAGTATCAATATTAGAGTTATTCCTTCTAATATGATTTATAGAAGTGATATTCCTTTAAGAGTTAAAATTACAGATGCTAATGGTACTGAATGGGAATCTACCTTTACTATTCCACCAACTAATGGTAGATGGAGTAGATGGGATTTACCTGTTGAACAGGGTAATTGGAAGGGTGGTACTACTTTAGTATGGCCTTCAGGTGTTGAGTTCATTCAGTTCTTCCCTGATAACAAAGCTACAATGCCAAGTTCAGGTGGTGAGTTCTCATGGGCATGTGTTAATGTGCCTTCAGGAGATTCTGTAAAGATATTCCAAGGTGGAGCAATTAAGTATCTATCTATTATGATTGAAAACTTAACAGATTCTTCTTGGGCATTTGCATTAGGTGATGTTCATTGTACTGGAACTACTAAGAGATTAGCTTACACTCCAGGAACATTACCTTATGGTAATAATAATCAAGCAGATATTCCTACTATTGAAGCTTGGCGTGGTTGCCCATATACAGGTTATCAGTATCCTGTAATTTATAACTTTTCACATTATGAAGATGCAAATGAGTATCTAAATAATATGATGGATTTCCTCTATGATGCTCAACAGGAATACCATAGACGATTTGGTTTACTTGGTCCTGTAATGCAGTCATATTATTGGGAACGTTGGGATTCTGTTGAAAAGGGTGTAGCAGATACATTTACTAATGAGACTTTTGATAATTCATGGTCAGGTTATGAACCTAGAGCTTTCTTTGGTCCTATGAGATGTATGTATTTATTAAGATTACAGAATAGACAGGTTCCCGAGAAGTTAAGAGTCTACTGTCAGAATTGGTTAGACTTCTTAAGTAATCAATATGATATGCATGGGTTCTTGCCAGACTTATTTATGGAAGCTGGTGGTGTAACTAAACAGTCTTATGATGACTTCCCTATTATTTGTATTTATGGTGCTGGATTGTGCTATGCAGCAATGTTAGGAATGAGTGTAAGTAAGAATAATTTAGAAACACTTATTAATTGGTGTAATCAGTATATGCGTGAGAAGTATTTAGTAGTTGCTGGTTCCCCTGACCATCCATTAAATGGTGGTGTATCTCAAAAACCTGACTTAGAGGGTACAAATGGTGAATTCTATGGTTATCAGGCTGGTGAAATCTTAAGATTCTGGGGTATTTATCTTCAGTATCTAAGAGGTATTAAAGAAGACATTACCTTTAACCCTAATGGCTTACTAGATGTACCTACACCAGACCCAGAACCTGTTGAGCCAGAATCATCAGAACCAGAGACTGGTGAGATTACTACTCTTGATTCTTTAAGGGCTAAGATTCATATACCTGAAGTTGATGTTGGTACTGCTTGGACTAAGTATAAGAGTAAGTGGTTTAATTCAGAAGGGTATATTAGAGATGAATCTCAGAATGCCGCTCACTCAGAATCTACAGGTTATGGATTAATGTTTGAGGCAGCCTCAAAGGATAGAAGTGCATTTAATAAGACTTTAAATTGGGCAGATACTCATTTATTAAATTCAGAGACAGGATTATATTGTTGGAGATATTTAATTGGTGAAACTGACCATGTACCAGATAAGAATAATGCAACAGATGGTGATATTTTAATTGCTTGGGCATTAATCAAAGCTGCTAAAATTTGGGAAGATTTAACTTATTTAAATAGAGCTAAACAGATTATTAATGCAATTAAATTGAAGTGTACAAAAGAGTTTGGTGGATATACTCTACTCTTACCTGGATGGATAGGATTTGACCATTCTGATGTTGAAGATGATAAGTCTATAACTATTAATCCTTGTTATTATATTTATGAAGCCTTAAAAGACTTTGCAATTGTAACAGGTGATAGTATTTGGACTACTATTATTTCAGATGGTGAAAGATTAACTTCTAACTTTATTGTTGCAATAAATCCAGCTGAAAAGATTCTTCCAGATTGGTTTACTGTAAGGGAAGATGGTACATTTGGATGGAGCCAATATCATAATAGACAGTCTGGTTGGGATGCTATACGTTGTCCTTTATATGCATATTGGTATAATTCAAGTCATCCTTGGGTAAATCTATGGAAGGATTGGTATGAGAAATACAATAATGAGTTAATTAGACTACCTGCAAGGGTAGATATAGCTACATCAGGTGTAGCAGATGCTATGTACTCTACTTATACTGGATTTAAAGCTGTATTTAATTTAGTTAAAGATGATAAAGCAACTACTAACATTAGCGAAGTATCTTACTACTTAGATAGTTTAGAGTTCCTATGTTGGTTAGCTTTAAATCATTTTTAAAGGGTGGAGGAGGTTTATCCTCCTCTTTGTTATTAACTTTAATCAAGAGGTAAGTATGGCTAGAACAATTTTTAGGTGCATTAAATGCCTTTGGTTCCATTTAATAGAATCTAGTAAGTATAAGCTTAGAAAATTTAACATAGGTACCTTTTATAGAATTATCTAGGTGATTATTATGGTTACAGCTATATTAATTTCGATATATATTTATTTAGTAACTAATTCATGAGGAGGAGGAAATAAAAGATGATAAATTCCCTGATAGGAAGTGGATTAATTCATGCATTTATTGCCTCTATCGGGGGATGCTCTATAAATTATGCCATAGCAATTAAGAATAATAAAAAACCTAAGATGATTTGTTATTTGATAGATGTTACAATGTCTATCTTTATAGCATATTATGCTTTTTGGGCTATGGAGGATTTAATGAACTTTCAGCCAATACAGGCAATTCTTGTTTGTATAATTCTAGGTAACATTGGAGCAAGAGTTATTTTAGAAATTTCTGAAGTATTCATAGCAAAGATAGATTTAATTCTAGAATTAATTTTTAAAGGAGGACATAACAATGGTTCGTGGAATAAGAAATAATAATCCAGGAAATATTGATAGGAATTCTACTAAATGGTTAGGAATGGCTGATAAGCAGACTGATGCAAGGTTTATTGTATTCAAAGAAATGAAATACGGTTGTAGAGCTATTCTTAAATTACTTTCTACCTATTACAATAAGTATAATCTTTATACAGTAAAGGATATTATTAGTAGATGGGCACCTTCTACTGAGAATGATACTTCAGCTTACTATAAGAAAGTAGCAAAAGATTTAGGTGTAGACCCTAAAGAGAAGCTCGTCTTTACTAAGGATATCTATATTGCTTTAGGTAAAGCTATTACTTTTTATGAGTGTGGTTCAGAAGCAAATAGTATCAGTGATTATACTTGGGAAGAGGCATATAAATTGTTATGATATTTTCTAAAGAAATATCTTGGATACTAATTGGGGTTACTGCTCTAGGGGCAGTAGCCTTATTTTCATATTCACTAGGACAAAAAGTTGTTCAAGCAGAATGGAAAGAAGAAACAATTAAGTATCAGAATGAAGTACTAAAGATAGAAGAGGTACACAAAAAAACTCTTCAAGAGTATATTGATAAAAATAATGATTTACAAAAAGAGATTGTAGATGTTAAAAAAGATTATGAAGGTAAGCTTCACAGTATTAATGATGAGTACTCTGTTAGGTTGTCAGAATCTGAACAGAGAGCCAAAGTATATAAACGTTTGTCAGAACAAGATAAGTGTCAGTCCTCTAATCTATCAGATTACACAACCCAATTCGACAGAAGTCTTACAGAAGGCAGACAATTGGTTAAGCTCCTCAGAGAAACTGTTAAACTCCGTGACAGTCAGTTACGACAAATAGGAGAGCAATTAAAACAGATGGAGAAATTAAATGAGTGATTATGATATGGTTACAGTTTTTGGAGGTACAGATTCCTCTAGATTAACTAATTGGGCCAAAGAACCTACTTTAAAGGAACTCAAATTAAATCTCGATGTAGCACGTAATTCTCATGATAAGAATGTAAATAAAATCATTCATTGGAGAGAATTACTTAGGATAGATGGAAAAGAAAAAGTTAAGAAGAATCCTAATAATCCTAATCGTTCTACTATTGTTCCTAAAGTAGTTAGGAGACAGGCTGAGTGGAGATATTCAGCCCTTACAGAACCTTTTCTTGGTTCTGATAAAATCTTCCAAGTTAACCCTCGTACATTTGAAGATGTAAGTGCTGCTAGACAATGCGAGTTATTATTAAACTGGCAGTTTGATACTAAACTTAACAAAGTAAAGCTTATTGATAATATTGTTAGAGCATGCGTAAATGAAGGAACTGCTATTGTAAGAGTAGGTTGGGATAGACAAACTAAACCTACTATAGAAATGGTTCCTAAGTATGCATTTATGCCATCACAGCAACCAATGATTGCTCAGCAGATTCAAGAGGCCCAACAGTTAAAGGATGCTAATCCTAGACAGTATGAAGACCTTCCAGATGAGATTAAGGCAGTTGTTACATTCCTAGAAGAGAATCCTGATAAACAGGGTCAGACTATTCAAGCAGTTCCTATTGGAGAAGAGCCTGTTCAATCTGAAGAGATTATTGAGAATAAACCTATCATTGAGTTAATGCGTCCTGAGAATGTATATGTAGACCCTAGCTGTGATGGTGATTTAGATAAAGCAATGTTTATTATCTGTTCTATGGAAGTAAACAAAGCAGAATTACTTCAGGCTGGTATTTATAAGAATTTAGATAAAGTTAATTGGGATGAAAACATTATCCAAACTGGTAATAATGTGTCCCATGCTTCAAGTATTTCATATGATGAATCTGCTCAGATGAAGGATAAGTTATTACGTAGAGTAGTAGCCTATGAATTCTGGGGATATAAAGATATTGATGGTAATGGTAGTTTAACTCCTATTGTTGCTACATGGATTGGAGATACTTTAATTCGTATGGAAGTAAACCCATATCCAGATAAGAAACTTCCATTTGTATTTATTCCATATTCCCCAATTGAATTCTCATTATATGGTGAGCCAGATGCTGAAATATTAGAAGAGAACCAGCACATTAGTGGAGCTGTTTTACGTTCTATTATTGATTTAATGGGTAGAAGTGCTAACTCACAGCAGGGTTATGCTAAAGGAATGCTTGATGCAGTTAATAAGCGTAGATTTGAACAGGGATTAGATTATGAATTTAACCCTGGAGGATTAACTCCAGCTAATGGTGGATATTTAATGCATTCATTTCCTGAAATTCCTCAGAGTGCATTTAATCTTCTTCAGCAACAGAACTTAGATGCAGAAGCTTTAACAGGTATTAAAGCATTTACTGAAGGTATTACTTCTACATCCTACGGTGATGTTGCTACAGGTATTAGAGGTGCTCTATCTGCATCAGGTAAACGTGAAATGGCTATCTTGAGACGTATTGCTAAAGGTGTATGTGATATTGGTTCCAAGATTATTGCTATGAATGCAGAGTTCTTATCAGATGTAGAAGTTATCCGAGTAACTAATGCAAAATTTGAAGAAATTAAACGTGAAGATATTAAGGGTAATTTTGACCTTAAGGTAGATATTAATACTGCAGAACTTGACCAAGCTAAGAGTCAAGATTTAGCATTTGTATTACAGACAGTTGGTCCAAATATTGGTGACCCTACATTTATGTCTTTAATTCTTGCTAAAATAGCTGACTTAAAGAAGTTACCAGACTTAGCTGAAATGCTAAGAAATTGGCAGCCTCAACCAGACCCAGTTATGGAAGAGAATAAGCAATTACAGAATGAGTTGCTTAAAGCTCAGATTGCACAGTATAATGCAACAGCTCAGCAGCGTAATATTGATGCTGAAATTACTGCTAATGGTGTTAAACATGAGCGTACTCTTGAGTTACAACAGGCTCAGGGTCAGGCTAATATGGATTTAGAAATTGAGAAGGCTATTGGCAGAAGCCTCAAGGAAGGTGAAACTGCACCTAATGTTGAGGGCATGATTGGATGGAATTTACAGAGAAATGCTATGAAAGCTAGAGCAAATCTCCAGAATCCTGTTCAGGATATTACTTTAAGAGGCTTTAAACGAAATTAAAATAAATTAAAGGGTATTTACATTAAATATCCTTTATGATATTTACTCATCTAGTTATTTTACTTACGGAGGTACTATGCCAGAGATTATTGAAAAAGATGGGATTCAGCAGTTAAAGGAATTTATTGAAGAGTCCCATAAGAATATTAAGAAGTATGAGGACTTAAAGAAAGAATTAACTAAGAGAGTTGAATTCTTAAAATCTAATGATTTTAAAGAGTATGTTATTACTCCATTTGTCACAAAGGGTATTGTAGATTTTATGAAGAAGTCACAGGATATCCGTATTAATGCTGAGCATCGCGCTCATGCTTTAGATATGTCTAAAGCTGGTGCATTATTTAATGAATGGGTTACTGCTCAGGAAGCAATCCTTGCTTCATGTGATGTATCCATTAATGGTATTCAGGATGATATTGAAAATGCAGAAAAGCAGATTCAGGAAATGACAACTGAGGGTAATGAATAATGTCTATAGATACTGATGTAAATTATGTTGAGGAAAACCCAGAAGTTAATTATGTAGAAGAGAACGAAGATAATTCTACTTTAATTGATACTGTATCTGGGGAACCATCAGAGTCTGATGCAAGCGGTGAATTATCAGATACTGATGTTAATGAAGGTAATGGCTCCAATGAGAGTTCAGAACAGTTAAGTTCTGAAGGGGAGCCATCCAATGTAGATTATGAAGATTTCTATAAGCAGTGTTTACAGACTGTTGGTAAAGATGCAGATGTTATTACTCCTAAGAATCTAGATGAAGTAAGACAGTTAATGTCTCAGGGAGCTCAGTATAATTCTTTAAATAAGAAGTACGAAGAAGTTTCTAAACTTAAGTCTTTATTAGATGTTAATAAGATTGATAAGAGTCAGTTAGATTTACTTATTGAGATTAATAATGGTAATACTAATGCATTAGCTAAATTCTTAAAGGATAAAAATATTAGTCCATATGATATTAATCCTGACGATGAAGCAGTACAGAATTATCAAGCTCCTAGTCATGATGTTGATACTAGAGAGTTAAAGTATACAGAAGCTCTAAAGAATTTAGCTTCTACTGAGCAAGGTAAGAACTGTTTAAATACTATTATTAGTGAATGGGATGATAAGTCCTTTGAATATTTAAAAGATGAACCAGGATTACTTCCTCATATCAGTGAACAGATTGCAAATGGAAGTTATAAGATTATCTGTGATGAACTTCGTAGAGAACAGCAGTTAGGCAGATATGATTATTCTAAACCATTTGTTCAGAACTATTTTGAGATGGGAATTGCTATCTGTCAGGAATTAGGTATCCATGTTCCAGAAGCTAGTCCTATGGCTCCATCTTTTGCACGTACTCCAGCCCCACAGCCTCTCGGTTATGGCCATGGTTCTCCTAAGAGAACTAATAATGGTCGTGCTAAGAGTGCAGGAGTAGCAAGGGGATACAATTCAGGGAATCCTACTTTAGAGCAAGACCCTTGGAGTGTATCAGATACTGAGTGGCGTAAAACCCACAATTTATAAAATGAAAAGAGGTATATTAAAAAATGGCATTATTATATAGGGAAGGTACTACTGCAACTGTAGGTGCTAATGTTAGAGTTGACCACTTACTTAAGAACGCTTTGGTAGAAGCTGCTGAGGAGCAGTTCTTATTCCCATTAGCATCTAAGGAGTCAATTCCATTACATACAGGTAAGACCATTAAGCGTGAGCGAATTGAGCCTTTAATCTCTGATAAGAACACTTCAGCAGAAGGTATTGATTCAACTGGTAAGACTGTAGCTGGTAACTTATGGGGTTCATCTCGTGATGTTGGTTCTATTACTGGCTTATTACCAGAGATTGGTGAAGAGGGTGGTAGATTTAACCGTGTAGGCTTCACTAAGAACACTATCTCAGCAACCATTAAGGATTATGGCTTCTTCTTTGAGTACACTGAGGATTCAATGCAGTTTGATGATATTGTTGACCTGTATCAGAAGTTATGTTCAGAAGCTGTTAAGGGTGCTAATAAGATTCAGGAGACTCTCTTGAACATCGACTTAATTTCAGTTGCTGATGCAACTGTAGTATTCGCTGGTAAGGGTGCAACTGATGGTACTCGTAAGTCATTAGGTAAGGATAATATTATTACCTATGAGGATTTACGTAAGCTTGACCGTAAGTTAACTTTAGCACGTTGTCCATATCAGACTAAGATTATTACTGGTTCTGCTAAGCAGGATACTCGTGTAGTAGGTCAGGGTCGTATTGCATATGTTGGTCCAGAGTTAGAGACTGAGTTAGAGAACTTAGTTGACCACTTCAACAAGCCAGCTTTCGTACCTGTAGAGCATTATGCAGATGCTGGTCATATCTTAAATGGTGAGGTAGGTAAGGTTGGTAAGTTCCGTATTATTATGGACCCTTACTTCTTACACTTTGCTGGTGAAGGTGCTTCAGCTGGTAGTGATACTACTGTTAAGTCTACTGGTGGTAAGTATGACGTATTCCCATTCTTAGTAATTGGTGATGACTCATTCTCAACTGTAGGTCTGGCTTCATCTAAGGCTGGTAAGTTTGTAATTAATGAAGTTAAGCCAGGCTCATCACAGTCTGTAAACTTCAATGACCCATTCGGTAAGAAGGGTTTATTCTCAATTCAGTTCTGGTACGGCTTCATGGCTCAGCGTCCTGAGCGTATCGGCTTAATCTATTCTTGTGCTCATGCATAGGATATATAAGTAAAATAACTTTTAAATGCCTTAGTCTTTACTAGGGCATTTTTTTGATATAAATTACTTATACGTTATTTTACTTATTTTGGAGGAAATTAAATGTCAGAAGAAATTCATTCACAGGAAGAAATTAAGGAACTTCGTGAAGAGTTATTAAAAGAATTTGGTATTAAGACTTCACCTAATGCTTCATATGAAACCCTTATGGCTAAATTAACTGAAGCTACTTCAGGTAAACAGTTAACTGATTCAGATTTAGATAGGTTAATTGCTGAACCAGATTATGTAGATGAGAAGAAAGATTCAGAGCTTGAGAAGTTTAAGAGTATGAATCCTTTTAAGCGTAAGAAGTATTTAATGCAATTAATTCGTGTAAGAATTATTAATATGGATGCAGAAGATACTAGAAGATTTGGTATGTACTCTGTAAATACTCCTGATACTGAGGATGTAACTAGAATTATCCCATTACTACCAGAGACGGGTGCTGATGCTTGGCATATCCCACGTGTATTATTAAATCACCTAAAGGAAATGAAATTCCCTAAAACAGTTAAAGACCCTAAGACACAGAGACCTGTTACTACTTGGGTTCCAAGATTTAATTTCGAGATTCTTCCAGATTTAACTCAGGATGAACTTGAAGCAATTAGAAAACATCAGATGCTTTTAGAGGGTGCTGGTGAAAATAAAGAGTAAAGAAGTTTACTAAACAGTCCCCAAATAGGGGACTTTTTATTTGGAGAGTATATATGGCAGAAATTATTGAAAACCCAAGATTTAAAAATGAGAGTGTATCTCAAGAAATTTTAAACATTCTTACTTCTAAGTTAGATTTTACTATCCCTGAAGTAGAGTATAAGGATTTAGATGTATCTTTCCCTGATGAGCTTGTGAATGAATTATCTAAAACTCCTGAAATGCCTAAACCAGATAATTTAGCTAATAATGATGTTGAAGATAGTACCCCTTCATACAATAGAATTATGAATGCCTTTAGAGCTACTTTAGCTGATGAAGCAGATAAGGATAGAATTGATAAGAGTCAGTATGCAACTATCCTACAGGCTGTTATGTCTACTGCAATGCAGTTAGCAGTTGAATATGAATTAAATAGATATACTAATAAGTACACCTCTATTTCTGCAGCAATTAAAGCTAAAGCTGATGTAGTTACTGCTAAGATTCAAGCAGCTATTGCTAAGATGCAGTTAGCTCAAGCACAGTCTAATGCACATACAGCTAGAGCACAGTTTGCTTCTACTGTAATGGATTTAGGTATTAAAGATGCTTCTTATGGTTCAAATCAGCAGAATATTAAAGTAGCTCAGGAAAACATTAAAGTTTCTGAGAAACAGATTGAACAGATGAACCAATCAATTAACGCATCTGTAGCTTCTGTGTCTAGAGAAGATAGAGTTGCTAGTGAGAATATTAAAGTTTCTGAAAAGCAAATTGAACAGATGGAACAGAATATTGCTTCGTCTAAAGCTTCTGTAATCAGAGATGACAAGTTTACTGATAAACAGATTGAACAAATAAGTCAGAATATTGCTTCATCCATAGCTTCTGTAACTCGAGATGATAAAATTGCTGACCAGCAAATTGAGTCATCTAAGTTAAGAGATGTACGTGATTTAGGTAAAGTATATTCTGATGTATATTTAACTCAGAAGGGTGTTGATGAAGGTACTGTAACTCCTCCAAGTTTAACTTCCCCTAATATTGATTCAGTGATGAATAAATTAAGAACTCTACATAATTTATAAGGAGTTATTATGGGAGGATTGCATGTTAAAGGTAAAAACATTTATTTAGCTACAGGAAATACACAATGGTATAGACTATATGATTATATGGTGGATTCCTCAGCTTTAATTAAATTAGCTATTGCAGACCATTTATTTAATGGAAGCGACCTTAAAGATAGTCTGCATAAACTAGCTTTATCTTCTGCACGTTTCAGATTCAAGAAATTTGATAGGTACATTAAACAGTCTACATATTTATCTACTTCTGGTCATTCCTATGATGGAAAAACTAATGTAGCAATGCACGCTATGAGCTTTGCATTATGCTTAGGAGGTATTCCATCCACGAATTGGTTTACAGATTGGAACTGTGACTTTGCTCGTCCTATTGTAGGTAAGGCTATTGACTACTTTGATTATAAAAAGTGGGTATTAGCCTATTTAGTAGAAGAGGAATATAACAAGAAGTATGGTGATAAATTCCTCATGATGACTATTGATAAAGCTCAATTATCTTGGAGAGATGGATTTAATATTTCTGATATTGAACACGATAGAGAAGGAGGTGTTGAATATACAGAAAGAGTTCAAGTTGGTGAAGAAACTAAAATCCATTTTAAAGGAGATACAGAAACAAGAACCAAGACAATTACTGATACCAGTTTGTCTATTAAGCCTACTAAGATTTCTGTAGATATTCCTGAAGACTATGATTGGACTACTCAAGAGACTGTATCTAATTGTACTGCACCTCTATTCTTAAAATTAACTTTTGATATTTCTGAATTAGGGTTTGTAGAAACTCCAGATGTATCCTTTACAGAAGGTTTAAAAGATAAGTATTTAATTACAAAGGGAGCTAGTACAACCTATGACCCTTATATTACTATTGACTTTAACGATGACCTAACTGAACTCACTATAAATATTGGTGCTGATGTTTGGTTCCGTTCTAATGATGAGGAAAATTCTACCTGTGAATTTGAAATTAAAGAACCGATTCCCATTACTCTGGAGGGTACTGTTGAGTATACATATACATATGAAGAAGATACTGAGTATACTGAACCAATATATGAAGAATATAAACACAATGAAAAAGTAGATGACGATACTATTCTAGGTACTATTTATATTAATGCTTCAGGATGGAATAGAACTTGGGTTGCATACCCTCAATTCCATAATAATGATGGAGAATATGTATCTAATAGAACAACTATTTCATTTGAATATGATTTCTCTAGAGCTAAATTAAGAGAAGCATTCAAAAATGCCAAAATTAATCCATATATTGAAAGAGTATTGGGTAATAAATTTACTGATACAGATGTAATCAGATGGATGTCTGAAACTACTTATAACTGTGTAGGTAAACCTACTCCTATACAGTTTTTTAAACCTATTGCTACAAGCCAGGATGGAAGTAGTTTTCCAGGAGAAGTAGCTCAAAGTGACCCAATGATTCGTAAAGCATTTAAAAAGCTTACAGGACGTTCAGATTTTATTAAAAAGCTATGTAATGCTACATCTATAACCTCTGCTACAGGAGGAGATAATACTGAAGCCCATCGTGAACTTATGTGTCTTTTCTTTGGTGTTAGAGCATCTGACCATAAAAAAGGTATAGATGAGTATATCTTTAAATGGATTAAACAGATGACTTATTATACTCGTGCACCAAGAGATGTAGTTGGTATGTGGGATTATGCTGACCATATTACTACTAGATACTGTGTTCCTGTTGAAGACTGTCAGAATGATGTAATTAAAGGTCTACCTGCTATAGAAAGTAATTGTTTTATCTTCCAAGGTGAACTTCCTTGGTATAACCTTGCATACACTTGGGCTGGTGTATGTCATTATGTAGGTAAAAGCTCTCAAGTAGGTAATGCTAGATATGAAATATGGGTAGGTCCTAAATTAGAAGGAGGACTTACATCTTCTGACTTAGGATGGATTTATGCAGTCCATATAAATTCAGATGGTTCATATGAAATGTATGGTATAGAAGATTTAGGCATTCTAACTATGAATTATCAAATGGCTGATATGGAATCTGAACAGGGTCCTACTTCTGTATTAGATGGTTCAGCTGCACTAGATGATTTTTATGCTCAACCATCTGCAGATGACATATTTAAACAAGATAATACTAAAGGATTTATTTATCCTTTAAGTAAAGATATTATTAGGACATTAAATACTAACGCTGCTGATGAGATATTTAATAGATTCATACATGCTGTTAATTTTCAATGGACATTGTATAAGATTCACGTTAAATGGTATCAAAGAAGTATGAGTTTTTTTAAGGTTGTACTAGGAGGTCTCTCATTAGGTCTTGGTTCCATTACAGGTGTAGCAGCTGCATTAGGTATTCATCTTCCTAAGATATTCCAAGTACTAGACCCGTGGTCGTTAGTAAGTTCTATTTTAGGAAATGCACTAGCTAATTTGGGTGTAAAACCTTTTTTAATTCCTTTATTGAGTTCTATTCCTATGGGACAGGTAGACCAATTAGAATTACAATGGGGAAGTGAAAAACTTATTAGAGAAGCTTTAAAACCTGAACCATATAATCAAGAAGAAGCTTTAAAGGCAATGAATAATGCTAATTGGACTAAACAAACAGAATCAGTTCAAGCAATGAATAATGTAAGCTTTGGTGCAGAACACCAAGTTAATAAGTTATATACTCGTGTAGCAGAAGGTGTAGGATTTAATTATAGATTATTTGATAATCAGTATTTAGGAAGAGATTTACAGAAGCAAGTAAGTTCTAAATTAGACTTATCTGGTAAAATGCAAATCAATCCAGTAGACATTTCATATATTTAAACGGAGGAATAATTATGGCAGATTCAGATATCGGAATGATAGATGCAATATTTAATAAACAATATGCTGAAGAAAAAGTAAGAAAACAGTTAGAAAAGGAGAAGGCTGAAGCAGAAAAGAAGAAAAAATTAGAGGAAGAAAAGCAGAAAAAGAATGTTCAATCTATTGACCATAAAGAAGCTTTTAAATTTTTTGATTCTATAGCTACTACTATAAATAATTTAAATAAGGATAATTCAAATAAGAAACCTTTACCTTATTTAGTGCTAAATGCTTCGAATAATGATACTTCAAAGACTGATGAAGAGCCAAAGAATGAATCTAAAGATTCAAATGCTTCAAGAAATAATCATATGCCTATTCCTGATATGCAGACAGATGAATCATCTTCAGATGAAAAGAATTCTTCTGGTACAAAGAGCTCTACACCAAATGTAGGTAACTCTACACCTAAACCTACTTCGGGAGGAACTTCTCCACGTAGAAATACTTCTAGAGGAGAGTATGCTGATTTAGAAAATAGTGGTAAAACTAAGGAATGGTATGAGAGTCTAGCAAATTCGAGTTATGCTAATGATAAAGAACATGAAGCTGATATGAAAGCTTATAGGGAAATACAAGCAAAAGAATTAGCAGATAATGACTATAAGTCTAAAGCGTGGTATGAAAGCTTAGCAAATTCAAGCTATGCTAACGATAAAAAGTATGAAGCAGATATGAAGGCATATAACAAGATGAAGTCAGATGAAATTGCTAAGAATGGTTATTACACTGATTCTCAGGGTGTTAAGGTATATGCTAAGGCAATGACAGATAAACCTAAGAAGGAAAATAACAATGAATAATCCTACTCAAGTCCCTTCAGTAGATACTTCACAGAGTTCAAGTAATTCTTCTGACTTTGATTTTGGAAAGTTTAGTAAGGTTTATAACTTACTAAACTTAAAGAATTCTAACAAATCTACTTCAGGGTTATCTGCATTTGGCGATGCTTTAAGTAGCATCTCTAGTGCTTATATGGCATCTGATGGATTTAACTTTGATAAGACTCCATCAGCTAATACTAATAAACCAACAGTTTAATAGGAGGTAACTTATGTGGGCAGCAGCAGCATTAGCAGCCGCACAGGCATTAAGTGCAATTGGAAACTGGCAGAGTTCTAAAAAACAGGCTGCTATTGAAAAAGAAAAGCTTGATTTAGCTCGTCAACAAATGCAGATTGATAATTTCTGGAACCAGAAGAATTATAATAACCAGGTTCAGACTTTTAATGAAAATCTTGCTGATAAGTATAGAGGTCGTGGTTCCTATGAACAGGGAGACATTCATGCATATGACAAAGAGTATCAGGCAGCTAAACTAAATCAAATAAATGGTTCAGATATTCCAGGAGTGTACTAAATGGCATTTTCTAATCAATACGGTGGAGTACCACAAATTCATCCTGCAAGTTCTGGTGCTCGTATGATGATGGAGGCACTTAGTAGTGCCTCTACTGGTCAGTCAAAGAATTTTTTCTCTTTAGCTGGAGATTTAGGTAAGATTGGTGCAAATTTTTGGCAGGATTACAATGATAATGATGCTCGTCAGGCTATGATGCAGTACACTGACTCTAAGGAACTTCAGGATGCTATTGCTAGTGGTAAGTTAGATTTATCTGAGACATCTACTAAGTTCCAAAAGGAAGCTGCTGACCAGATTAAAAATTTAGCTGATACTAAACTTGCTCAGGTTAATGCAGAGAAGAATCAGTTTGAGTATGATAGGGATAAACGCTTTGAAGATAGTATGGTGGAAGCTACTCCAATTATTAATGAAGTACAGAGACTTATGTCTACTGGTTCTCCAGCTGATTTTCAGAAAGCTATGGAATTATCCTTACAGCTTAAAGACCCAAGAATTCTCAAGGAATTAGGTATTAATCCTAGAGAAGAATTTAGAGCAGATAGAAAGCTAAAATTAGATGAGCAGAGAATTGGTATAGAAGCTCAGAGAGCAGGTCTTGAAGCTCAAAAATTAGGTCTTGAAGTTAAAAAGGAAGAGCTAGCTCAAGCAATGGAATTAGCTAAGAGGTATGAAGCTGCGGGAATTACTCCTATGACAGGTGAGGGAGCAGCTATCCTTAAACAAGCTTTAGGTCCTTACTTTGATATGGCTTATCCTATGGCATATGCTCAAGGAGGTGAAGATGCTGCTAAAGATATAGGTGTTACAAGTTCTACTTATTCTCAAGCAGGTAGTAAGGAATTAGAGCTAGCTAGACAGAAACTTGAGTCAGTTATGACTAGCAACCCATATACTAAATCCTTTGATTCTCTAAATGATGATGCTAAAGCTTCGTTAGATAAGAGTATTAAAGGTGAAGATATGATTGGATTAGCTAAGACTGTTATTGAACAGACTTTAGGATTATCTGGAGAGAACTTAAGACATGAAGAAGTCGCACAATTTGCTGCTGATGTTCAGGAAGTTTATAGAGAAGTAAAGAAAGAAAATTCTAATGTTACTCTAAAAGATGTTGCAGCAGTTATGTTGAACTCAAATCGTGCATTTGAAAAGAATGCCGATTGGATTGGAGGAAGTACTGGTAATGGTTACTATGACTTTAAAACAGGTTTCAATGGATTAGGATTTAAATTTAATCCTCAGGCATTTAGAGAAGAACTTCTAGAATCTGTAAAATCTAATCAACTAGCCTCTGAAGTAAAGGATTATGAACTTGAATTAAATGCTTTAGAATCTGAACTTAAAAGTGTGGATATATTGGTTAATCAAGAAAAATCTATAGCTGGTAAATCAGGTCATGTAGATTCTAAACGTAAAGCACAATTGATTGCAAAATATACAAATGAGATAGAAAAGATTAAGAAGGCAAAGGAGAAGTTAGAAGCAAAACAGGGAGAAATAACAGGAAGAAAGCTTTCAAAGTAACTTAGTTATTCTAAAAAAGACCTAAAAGGTGTATAGTCAGATTCTAGTTAATGAATCTGACTTTTTTATTTTATAGGAGATATTTAATGTCTGACAAGTTTACAGAAAACGAATTAACAGAAGGTTTAATAAAAGCTTCATCAGAAGGAGCTGGTGGTGAAGTTTCTAAAGATGGTTCTAATTCTGATGTTGTTGCTAATGTATTGTCTTTAGCAAATGGTGATACTGAGATGATTTCCCGTAGATTGGGAGTATCTCCAGAAGTTGCTCAGCAGTTAGCTAACTCAGCTTATAATAATTCAGTTAATGCTATAAACGATTTAAATAGAAGTACTAATGCAAAGTCATTGGCAGCAGAATTAGGTGCTGGTGTTGGTGCTGGTATTCTTGATATGGGTTCTCTAGTATCTACTGCAGTTGGATTAAATGGAGTATCCAAATACTTTTCTAGAGGTGCAAATGGTATTCGTAACTTTGCTAACTCTCTTAAAGGTGAAGACTTTGAAAGATTCCAGAGAGCCAAACAGTTAAGAGAAATAAATTACAATCGTAATTCTGCAGTAAAGGAACAAGAAGATATTAAGAATGGTATGTCTTCTGGATTAGCATCCATAACTCGTTATGGTAGAGATATGATTCACTCATTTAATGTTGCTTCTAGTGCAGAATTAGCAGAAGGTACTGCATCTGGTATAGGTTATTTGGCTCCTTCAATTATTGCTGCTATAGGTACTGGAGGATTATCTGCAGTAAGCCAAATAGGTGCTAAAGGACTTGCTGGAGCTGGAGCTAAATTAGCTGCTAAGAATACTTTAATGACTTCAATGGCTGGAGCTGCTTTAAATCCAGCTGCTTTAGCATTGAACCTGACATCAAAGGCATTAGGCTCTTCAGCAGGTAAGACTATTGCTGCTGGTGCAATATTAGGTGGTGGTGGTGCTGAATCTCAGGCATTAGAAACTGTAGATAATTTAACTGATGAACAGTTACAGCAGACTCCATACTATAAAGAGCATATTGCTGAAATGATGAAGGAAGCTAAAGGTGACCCTACTGAAGCTCTTAAGTTAGTTCGTGAAGGATTAGAAACTGAAGTAATGAATGATGCTGCTCTAAAGGGTGCTATAGCTGAAGGTGGTGTATCTGCACTACTAATGGGAGCTAATAAGGTTGCTGGAAAGATTCCAGGACTTAAGTATGCTGCCTTATCAGATGGCCCTATAACAGCAGAACAGCAGATGATGGAAAAGAGAGCCATAGCTAAGCTCTTAAGCAAAGAGAAGCTCACAGCAGGAGAATCTAAAGCTCTTGAAGAACTACAGGCAAGAAACGGATTTAGTCTTGGTAAAACTGCTAAACAGTATGCTAATGAGTTTACTGAAGAAGCTCTACAGGAAGGTTCATCTACTTATGCAACTAATACTACTGAGAAGAACTATATTGATGAGAATAAAGACCTCAATGAGGGTGTTGGTGAATCAGCAATGCAGGGTGGTATTGCAGGCTTAGGAACCAAGGGAGCTGTTACATTCTCTTCTCCTACTAAAGCTATTTTAGCTGGCGGTGTTAAGAGTGTTGCAAATGCATTACATGGTAAATCTTCTGAACAGAATACTCAGACAACTCCACAACAGCAGAATGTGGCTCAGTCTCCTATTCAGCAGGTAAACTCTTTAACTCCTGAGGAAAAGGCAGAACAGGTAAATAATCTATCTACTGAAGTAGTTAATAAGGTAAATGATTTACAGAATACTATTAATTCTAAGGATACTTCAGAAGAAGATAAGGCTAAAGCTACAGAGGAGTTAAATAACTTAAAATCTACTTTTGCTCCAATTTTAGCTTCCAATGAAGAAAAAGAGAAAGTTAAAGAAACTCTAAGACAGGGTGGACAGACTCTTGGCTCAGATGAAAATATTCTAAAGAGTGTTGATAATGCACAGACTAAAGAAGAATTAGTTAAAACTTTAGGTAATGCTCTAGATGAGCAGAAGACTTCTCTGAAGTCATTAGAGGACTCTAATACTGATGGTTCTCATACTGAAGCTATTGAACAGTTAAAGAACAGTATGAAATCTACTGCTCAGGAGATTATCAATCTTCATAATGCTTCTCAGTATACAGAACCAGAGACAGAAGAAACTAATTCAAATACTCAGGTAAAGAGTGAAGATGAGAAGAATTTACAGACAAATAGCTATTTAGTTAATTCCCATTTAGAAGATGAAATTTCTAATGATGGTTCTGCAATAAATAAAGCATATAAATTAGTTGGTAGAGATATTATCAAAGGTAGAGATTTAAATATTAACCCTAGTGCTGAAAAGTCATTAGATATTAACTCTAAAATTATTAATACTCGTCATATTGCTGCTAATGATGATAAGTATGCAAATGAAGATGTACAGGCAGCTAGGGATATTCATAACTCTATTGATACAATGCTAGGTACTCTTAAGGTATGGAATTTTGCAGAGAATCTTAAAATAGACGGTGACAATAAGCGTATTGTTAAAGATGTAGATTCTTCTAAACAGAATGAGGATATTCTTGATGTCTATGAGAATAAGATTAAGTCACTTAAGAATGCTAGAGAATCTGGTAGATTAATTCTAAGTAGAAAAGATGCATCTAAGTTAAAAGCTATTGATAGGTTAATTGACTTAAAGTTAGATTTAAGAAATAGAATTACTAACCCTAACTTTGAATTAACTGATTCTGAAGCTGAAGCTTTAAAGAGTGGTCAAACATCTTTAAATGAGTTCTTAGAAGCTAAATTTGCTGATGAATATAAGATTGCTAATACTGCCCTTAAAGCTTATAAGCATTCTGCTCAGAATAATGAACAGGGGTATAATGAAGCTATTTCAGAGATAAAGGATATTGTTTCTAAGAATGGTAGAATTGCAGCTGAATTAATAGAAGCTAGAAATCGAGCACATAGAGATGCAAATAATCCTAATCTTCAGGAAACTTCTGAATCAGCTCATGCAGGTATACCTACTCCCCATTCAGGAAGTTGGACAGGTTCTACTCAGCAGAAGGCTGATGGAACAAGATTCTATCAAGATAGTCCAGCATCTCTAAATGCATTACATACTGCATTGAATAACTATACTAAAGCTATTGAGACCTATAATGAGATTGCAAGCTATACTAATCATTTACCTACAAATAGAATTCAAGCTAAAGATGCTTTTGAATCAGGTAAAGAGCCTGTAATTGCTCCTCCTGATTTATTCAATAAGAATCACTTAGCTGTTTCTAATTCATTCCTTAAGGCTTTTGGTTTAACTAGAAACACTGGTTCAGAGAATGATGAAGAATACTCAAAACGCTTTAATAGTGTTATGGATGTGGTTCCAGATTCTATTAAAAGAAAGTGGGCTAAGATTAATCAGAATGCTTATACCAGCTTAGAGGATTCATATAAATCTAAGAATGGTGTAGAAGAAACTGATAAGGCTCTTGCTAGAAAGAGAGAAGCTTTAGGTAAATTAAGTAGTAACTTAGGTAAGATTGTTAATACTTTAACTAATAAGGATGTAAATTTATCTAATTCTGACTTATCTGAAGATACTCTATCTAAGAACTTTAAAGCAATTAAAGCTATTTTAATTGGTATGGATTCTTATGGATTTAAACCTAAGAGTGCTACTGATGAGAGCTTTGCTACGGGTGTTCATTTAAAGAATTTAATGAGTAAGTTAAATACTATTCCTAAAGGAACCAATAAAGCTGTAGATAATTTTACACAGTGGTATTCAGAGTATTCTAAAGGTACTAATGAAGGTGGTATTTCTAATCCTGAAGAGACTATTAAGTACATTGATGATAATTTTGCTGATGATAACACTAAGATTGCAGATTTATTTAAGTCTAAAGATTCACAGCAGTTATTAGAGAAAGGTATTTCTAATTCAGCAAGTTTAACATCAACTTCTAATGTTGCTTCAGATACTACCGCTGCATCTATTAGAGATGTAATCCTTGGTTCCAGCCCAGATGTATCAAATACTACTAAGTCAGCTTTACCAGATGTAGATGTTGGATTTGTTAAACCAGAACGTGATGTAAATGTTGAAAATGCTGCTATAAATGATATTAATAAGAAATTTACAGAGAAGTCTCGTGGTTCTGAGTATGATGCTAAGAATACAAATAGAAAGAAAAGTATTCTATCTAAAGTATTTGGTAAATTAGGTAATAAAGATACTCATCTATTTGATAAACATGCTCCTAATCCTAAGAGAGCTTCAAGTATCTTTAGACACTTTGGTAACTTAATCTGTGCTCCAGAATTAGAAAGAGAGACTTCTGCTTTAGCTACATTCTGGAATAACTTTGATATTAAAGGTGATAAGACTTTATTAAATAGATTATTTGAATTGATTAAAAATTCAGATATTAGAACTCCTATTAACTATTCCGATATTCAATCAACTATTGATTTTTTGATTGAGAAGTCTGATTTCTCTATCTCAGAGAGAGAGTTTGTAAAACAGTTCTTCTCAGAACAGCAAGGACAATATCAGAATATTTATAATTCAATTGCTAATGATGTTAATAATGTTATTGATGAATTAGCAAAGAATTCAGATTCATTAGAGAATGCTTTATCTTGGGAAGATAAAAGAGCATATATTCCTCTAATGGCTAAGGATGGCTCAGGTCAGTTGGTTCCTAACCCAGCTATGATTGCTGGTTTAACTATGGCAACAATGGCATCTTATGTAAGATTTATTAATAATGTTCCAGCAGACCCATTCTTAGGCGATAAGGATTGGGATTTAGTATCTCCTAAAGATAAGCAGAGCATTGAACAAGATATTCAAGATTCTATGCTTACTGACCCTATTACAAATGAAATTAACTATTTGTTTAGGGATATTATGCATATTTCTGAGAATGATAATGCTGATGGTGCAGCAACTGCTTTATCTGGTTTAGGTGGTATTGGTCTTAAAGCTCTATCAGCTGATGATTCTACTTCAGGAGCTGGTATAGTTAAGTTAGTTAGAGTAAAGACACCTAATGCCTTTATTAACGGTACTAATGAATCAGTAACTCGTGTTAAATTCCTTAAGCAGAATAGTTCATTAGTAATGAAGGATAAAACTAATGTAATTTATTCTGATTATCAAGCAGATTTAATTAGTAAGGTATTTAGCTCTAAGCCTAATGAAGACTTTATTATTGGTGATACAGCTTGTTCTAAGTTCCTTAATAAAGATGGAACCATTATAGATAAGTTCAAGAAGATTCTTCATACTTTTGTTGGTATTTCAGATAAAGAAGCTGAGGCTATTCAGAATAAATTTAAAGAATCTTTTGTACCTGATATGAACATGTATAAGACTATCGAGAAATGGGGTCCAGATGCTACAGCTTGTTTCTTACTAGGTATTTCTAATAAGGATGATTTAGCAAAGATGAGCACAGACTTAAGAGCATCTATGCTATCTGCTTATAGTCAGTACATGCAGTCATTCCAGGATATGGCTCGTGTTAAGAAGATTCGTTTAGGTATCTTAGAGAAGATTGCATCAGATTCTAAATCTAATGTAGTTAATGGTGTAACTATTGATAAAAACTTTATTGAAAGATTTAGAAACAATGAGGTAACTTCTAAGGAATTACAGAAATTAAAGAGTGTCCTGGGTCAACATTTCTTACATCAGATGACTAGAGTAGACCGTTTTAATGCTATTGGTCATTCAGCAGTTGGTGATAAGATTAAGCGTTTATTTGAAACCAATAATGAGTCCCCACTATTAATTGATGGAAAAGATGAGACATCCTATAGAATATTTACTAGAGCATTATCACAAGCATTTGGTAATGACATCTGGAAGGAAGAGGTTCAGAATTCTGTAAATAGAATTGATGGCATGATTGATTCTATTAGAAAAAGATTAAATGATGACCAACCTTTTGCTGATAAAGTAAATAGATTCTTAAATGATACAGCTTCTACTAAGGATATTACTGATGTATTCTCAGCTATGAAAGCAATAGATGATGATGGTAACCATGAAGTATCTTATGGTGAGCCTGTTGCTCTTCAAGGTGTAAAGGAATTACTACAATATGTAGTAAATGGTACTGTAAATTCTAACTTATATATTGAGTTTGATGGTAAGTCATGTGGTCCTGCTACTCAATATGCTCGTTATGGTTCTGAAATTTCATTACATGACTTAGAGGTAGCATGGCGTTCAGGTAATTTCTTTGGTTATCCAGCTGACTTAAGACAGCTAAAGAGAGATATTGCAGACTTAGAAGCTAAGACTGATAGAACTGAAGCTGAAGATAAACAGTTAAATAAGTTAAAAGATATTGTAGCTAATGATGGCTATATGATTATGGCTAAAGAGTCTGTTAAATACTGCCAGAAAGTTAAAGAACGTGCATTTGCAGAAGGAAGTGATTCTCCTTCAGCTAAAGCATTTAATGCCTTAGATTCTGTAATGAAGAAAACTGTACTTCGTATAGGAACCATGGAAGTTAAAGCTTCTATTCCTTTAACTGAAAAACTATCTAAAGGCTTTCGTGCTCTAGCTAAGCTAATTGGTACTCCAATGGTTTATGGTGCTGGTTCTGCTGCAGAAGCTACAACAATTGCTCAAGGTATCTTGAGAGGTATTGATTATAAGTTCTATAAGACAGTTAAATATTTAGAGAATGAAAACAAAGCTAATGAATCTGCAACTGCCAATAACTTCTTAGATGCATTTGCTAAAGCAAATGATATGAGTGTAGAAGATGTTAAGGATTATTTTAATGAAATTCTTACTTTAACTTCTGCTACTACAGATGTTTCAGGAAAGACTTTAGATGACGCAATTATTCATATGAGCAGTATTTCATCAGGTAATACACTTATTAAGACGATTATGGATAAGAGTGAAAATGAAGTATCTGCTGGACAGAAATTCATGTGGTCTACTGATGGTGGTGCTCCAGCAGAAGTGTCTTTAGCTACTGTAGCTAGAGCTATTACTTGGA